CTTGGGTAAGATATTACCTGATGAAGGCATTATAGGACTTGTAAAGAACGCTATTGATTTAGATGATACATTATCACCTGAAGAGAAAGAAATGGCAAAGGAGGAGGCTCTAAATGCATTTAAGGCTGAGGTAGAGGATAGAGATTCAGCAAGAGATAGAGAGGTAGGAGTAGCAGAAGCAGGTAAGAAAGATCACTTAATGTTCATTACAGGTATCGTAGGATTACTATCATTTGTGTTCATGATCTATGCTACGGTATATGAGCCTGAGGTTAGAGATAATGATCTATTTGTTCACCTAATGGGTATGATAGAAGGGATAGTAGTATCCAATTTATTTGCCTATTATTTTGGTAGTTCTTACAAGAATTAGTATTTTCCCTTTATATATTATATAGTATATATTATATTATATATATTATATTAATATATTATTTATTAAATAATTATATATTATATATGGGAGAGATGGAAATTCAAGAATTTACAGAGAAGGTATTAGGTTATAAGACCTATACTGACAAAAAGAAAATAGACACTTTACTTCACAGGTTAGCTGAGATGTGGGCACACACAGGCACAGACTCAACTAAAACAGAGATCCAACAAGTCAGAAAGAACTCAAGAGTAATCTACAGAGCTATTAAGCAGGTAGATCCTATCTTTGGTGAGTCCCTAATGAGAACTCAGGATAAGTAATGGCAAAGAAGAAGCCATCAAGATCACACCTTGTAAAGAAGTTAGATACAGTATTCTCTCAATACATTCGCAGGAGGTATGCAACAAATGACATAGCTGAATGTGTAACCTGTGGAAAGAGAGACCATTGGAAGAAGATGGATGCAGGTCATTTCATGAGCAGAAAGCATTACTCTACAAGATGGGATGAGGATAATGTTCAGGTACAATGTAAGTCATGTAATCTCTACAATCAAGGAGAGCAGTATAGGTACTCTATCTTCTTAGGTCAGGAAAAATCTGATGAGCTCTACATGAAGAGCAGACAGACTGTTAAGCTCTCTAATTTTGAGTTAGAGGAGCTCATAGAAATATATCAGCAGAAACTTGCTGCAATAGCATAAAAATACTATATTTACTCATCTGTCTTATTGTCCCCTAATATAGTTCTCCTATGTTAAAAGAGAGGTAGTCTTAATCGGCTGCCTCTTTTTTTTGTTACAGGGATAGGTTATTAAAAATATTTGATTATCTTAGTCCTCATGAGAACACAAATTATATTATCGGACAATGTTCTAAGAGGTGAGGAAGCCTTGAATGGAACACACTTGACAAGCTACAGAGGCTTTAAGCTTTCTGTTAGTTATCAGGATCTGTATGGTATCTTTGGAGCTCCTTCATTTATGGGAGACAAAGGATCAGATATAGATTTTGAATGGGTACTGAAGATAGAGGATCAGGTATTTACTGTCTATCGTACATGGGAATCAGATCACTTTAGAATAGGAGGTCATCCTAATTCCAACTGTGTAGGATTATACAGAGTAATTACGGATATTGTGGAATCTAAATCTAAAGGCTATGACATTTAGTGATGACATTAAGAGAGTAAAGGAGGAAACTCCTAAGTCAGTAGATGCATTAAATGACTATGCTCAGACTGTAGATTCTATCATGGACTATAAGGATGCAAGGATCGCAGCTCTTCAGGAAGCTTACTTAGAGGAGCAGAAGGAGAGATTAAAATTAGAGCATAAGGTGATTATGTTAGAAATGGAAGTATATCAATTAAAATCAAATATATCATGAACATTCAATCAGGGACTATAGCTTCTGTAGAAAAGCAGCAAGAGTGGTCAAGTAACAGAGGAGTATTTCAGAAATGGCAAGTATTCCTAAAGACAGGTGAAATGTGGTACTTCAACACCGTAAAAGGTAATGACTTCAGATATGGAGTAGGAGAGACTATTACATTTCAGGTAAAGAATGAGCAGCATCGCAATGCAAGTCTTGTGCAGCAGCAGCAGCAAACTAATTACCAACCTCAGCAAACCTATAATGCAGGAGCTGAGAAATCACAAGAGAAGCCTTCTAAGGATCTTATCATTATGAGACAGTCTATGCTCAAGGCAGCAGTAGATTATCATGGTAATAATCACATGGGTGATTTTGCTACAGAGGAGGATGTAATCAATACGGCAAGAAAATTTGTAAACTTTATCAATAATGGATAGTATGTATTTAATCGGATCAATCGCTGAGATCGGTGATGTCCAAACCTACGGAGCAAGTGGCTTCAGAAGGAAAGATGTAATTCTTAAAACAGATGATAAATATCCTCAGGAGATTACTGTGGAATTTCATCAAGAGAAGATAGATCTACTTAATAACCTAAGAGCAGGTCAGAAGGCTAAGATCTTCATTAACATCTTAGGTAAGAAGTACACCGACAAGAATGGAGCTCTCAGAAGATTCAACACCATCAAAGGATGGAAGATCGAAGAGTCTAATGGAGCTAATGAATCAGTAAAATCTACAGATCACTCTCCTGACAGAGAAGAGGATCTACCATTCTAAAATAATTGAGAAGGGAGGGCATGTCCCTCCTTTTTCTTACCTTAAAACCAAAAACCAATAATGATAGTAAACATAGAAGAGCAACTGCAGAAGATTAGGGACATAAAATCAGGCAGGATTAAAGAAGGTCTAAGATTAGGAATACCTGAAATAGATGAGTTCATCAGATTCAAACCATCTAATTTTAATGTGATCTTAGGACATGCTAATGTAGGTAAGACTACAGTAGTGTTATATCTGATGTTAATGTATAGTAAGAAGCATAACATAAAATGGTTAGTGTTCAGCTCAGAGAATGAGCCATACACTCTGATCCGTAAATTCATTGAGTTCATAGAAGCTGCACCAATTAATAAGATAGAGATGGCTACTATAGAGCATCACACTAAATGGATCAACAATCACTTCAAGTTCATAGATCCTAATACACTATACACTTATAAGACTCTATTAGAGTTAGCACAGACAGTATATAGACAATGGGCATTTGATGGATTCTTGGTAGATCCATATAACAGTCTGATCAAGGATAAGGATGCACTAAAGGGAATCAATAGTCATGAGTATGATTACTTAGCTACAAGTGAGTTCAGAGTATTCTGTAAGACTTATGGAGTTACCATGTGGTTAAACACTCATGCAGCTACTGAAGCTCTGAGAAAGAAGCATGGTAAAGGTGAGCAGTATGAAGGTCATCCAATACCTCCAATGGCATCTGATGTAGAAGGAGGAGGAAAATTTGTAAACAGAGCTGATGATTTTTGGGTGATCCACAGATACATTCAGAGCAGTCAAGATTGGATGTATAGCATGATCCATGTAAGAAAAGTAAAAGACATAGACTCAGGAGGCAGACCTACACCAATGGATGAGCCTATCAGACTGAGAAGCATAATTAATAATGTAGGGTTTGAAATAGGAGGGAACAATTTGCTAAAGATAGAACCTAAAATAACCAAACCATTACCATTTTGATACAGATCGAAACACCAAACGGAGGGACAAACATTCAACTAATTCCTGTATATGGATTAAGCGTAGGCATATTATACTATGATCCTACACTTGAGCCTAATAGTGATGAGGTAGCAGAGGAGGACTTTTTTAGACAGATTACTATAATGATCTTCCTATTTGCTATACACATCACACTATGGAGGAATTAGAGAAGATATATGATAAGCATAATGATTGGGTATCCATAGTGATGTCCTTTGGATGTAATGAAGAGACTGCTAAGGATTTGGTCTCTGAGATGTACATCAAGATCTATCTGAAGCTGCAGGATGGTTTAGATATCATTTACAATGATGATGAAATAAACTACTACTACATCTTCAAAACGCTTAGATCACTCTTCTTAGATCTGAAGAGGAAAGAGAAAAAGATAAGTCATGTAGATCCTAATCTACTCTTAAATGTGGTAGCTAATGATAGTAATGTTCCTTTTAGTGATGTCTATAAGAAAATACAGGAGGAGTTAGATTCCCTGCATTGGTATGACAAAAAGGTGTATGACCTAATAGATGATGGTCAGAGTATCTTGGAGCTCTCTAAGAAAACAAACATCGGATATTATTCGTTATATAATACATACAACAAGGTAAAAAAGAAACTTAAAAAGAAATTATGAACCTACTTAGAAAACTTGGATGCATCATTAAGCTTGGAACTATGGTGCATGGAATTACTGAGATACTGACATTAGGTAATGCCTATACAGTTAGTAGATACATCGCAGGTCTATTTGGCAAGGAGGACTGTGGATGCTATCAGAGAGAATTATTTTTTAACAATCTAACCTGTCCATGCGATGATACAGATGAGTAGAGAAGATTGGGATCTTTGGTCTGAGCATAAGCCTGAAGGTAACACAGTAACTCATGTGCAGCTCAAGATAGTATCTGAGCTCCATGCAAGATACTTCAATCACAAATTCAATGTACCATGTGGATGTGATAAGAAGTTAGTAAGATCATGGATCAAGGACTTAAATAGAATATATGAATCAGGCTATAATTGAAGCTCTGTGCATCATTCTGAATAAATTTGATGGATGGAATCTGACCTATGATCCATTGGATGACTATGGGTATGATGTAAGAGGATACACTCCTAAGAATCTTCCCTGTGTCATGAAGTTCCATTATGGAACAGAAGAGCCACACATTACCTTAGATAATTACAACCGTTTGAATAAGGTAGGCAAGGATATCAATATCCTGTACATATATGTAAACCAATCAATAAACTATCTTTTTTGGATACCTGAGGTGAAGATGACTGAGGATGGAGACAGAATTTGGTTAGACAAAAAGGATGCAAAACTCATAAATTTTGGAGAGAGAATACTTTGATAATAAAGTACCACATAAGATCTACAAGAAGCTCAACAAAGACTATAAGGTACGCAGCTTCTTTTACTCTAACAGTATAGGTAGGCTTATGGAGATCTTTGATGATTACTATCAGCTATCTGAAGGAGTGATCACTAAGAAAGGATGGCATGACTACTGTCTAAGCCAAATAGATAGAAATATCTTACTCAATGCTGCAAGGCACATCAAGTTTGAATACGGTATAGATTGGAAGGATGCCTCTCAGTATGTCTATTATAGAACTGTAGGTCAGACATGGAATGGTATGCAGGAGGAGATGAGTGTGATCACACAGTTATCTGAGTACTTCCCTTTGATAGACTTTGAGAAAGCTCCTTATGAGTTAGATGAGAGATACTTTACAGATTGGCAAGCATTTTCAGGAGAGGATCTACTCTTCGGAATACAGGTAAAGCCTCATACCTATAAGCTCATGAATAGTGCATATCAGGTAAAGTCAAAAGAGAATCACAGTAAGCAGAAGGAGGAGTACAAACAGATCTATAAGGTAGGACACTTCATGGTGTACTATAAGGATCATAAGATAGAGGACAAAAAGACTCTACTAAACAGAATAGATACATATTTAGCATATAACATAAGAATCAAATGAGAAGCACAGTAGTACATTACGAAGGAGATGGTAAAAAGGATGTCATTGACATCTGTAAGGACTATGATCTAAACTTCAATAGAGGGAACATAGTCAAGTATGTGATCAGAGCAGGAAGAAAACAGGATGAGATCAAAGACTTAGAAAAGGCTAAGGATTACATACAGAGAGAGTTAGATCATCTGAGGAAAAATAGGGATCAAAATAATGTGAGCATCACCTTAGATTATTAAAAATCTTTCATATCTTAGAGCTATGGGAGGAAGGGACTATCAAGAGCTGCAGTACAATGCAGACATCTTAGCTGCTATGGATTTAGTAAAGAAGTGGTCAGCTAAAAGCGACAATAAGGAGATCAAAACGATGACTCAGCTCATCCTTAATATTGCTTTCTATGTGAATGGACTAACTATGGAGCGTAAAGGCTTTGACATGGTAGTAGATGAGCAGCAGAGAATAGTAAGGAGATTAGAGAAACATATAGAGGAGCTGAAAGAGGAGATCAGAGAAATGAACATGAACAATCAAATGGACAGACTATGATACTATTAGTAGATGCGGATAGCCTGATATGGTCAAGCTGCTACAAGACCAAAAGAGAACCTGATGAGGATATCTTCTTTGAGGACATCACAGAGGCTTATGATAAGTTTGATGAGGTATTCATGAAGATCATCAATGACATAGAGGAGAACCATTATCCTGTAGATGATGTGAGAGTATTTGCAGATAGCAAAGGAAACTTTAGAAAGATGATCACACCTGTGTATAAGGCTAACAGAAAGCCAAGAGATATACCTCCATTACTATCCTTCATGCAGAAGTATGTAAGAGACACCTTTAATGCAGAGTATATGTACGGAGTAGAGACAGATGATGTAGTAGCTTCTACTTGGAAGATCTTAGCAGATGAGGTAGGTAGAGAGAATGTAATGATCGTATCCATAGATAAGGACTATAAGCAGTTCCCCTGCCTGATCTACAACTACCACAAGAATCATCAATGCATCTATGATATCTCTGAGCAGGAGGCATTATATAACTTCTATGAGCAGATGATAATAGGAGATACTGCAGACAATGTGAACTATTGTAAAGGATATGGGAAAAAATATGCAGAGAAGCTCTTTAAAGGAGCTCAGACTAAGTACCAATACACTAAGAGAGTATTCAAACTTTTTCAGGAGATCTACAAGAGTAAAGCAAGAGAGAAATACAGAGAATGTTATAACCTACTAAAACTAAGAGACAACCTATATGATTATTGATGAATTAGCTCCTGATTGGCAGAAAGAGAATAGAAACTATGTTACAGGATGGAGGATGTGGACAGAGAAAGTGTATCAGACTAAATTAAATAATAACCAAATAAGAAAATACTACGGACAGTATGAATACGAAGATTAGAAGAAGAGACAAGAAGTTTACTAAAGGATTAGGATTGGCTAATAGAGTGATGGAGCTCACAGGTCAGGATGTGTTTAGTAAGTCAAGAAAGCATGAGGTAATAGACTCAAGAGCTCTACTGAATTACCTGCTATACAATAACCTTGATTTCACTCTACATGAGATCAAAGACTTCTATGAGAATGAAGGTAAGAGCTATGATCATGCAACTGCATTACACTCTATAAATAACTTCCCTGTTTACAGGAGATCTAATAAGAATATGGATGCATGGCTTACTCAGATCAGCTCAGAATACACTACACTAAAGTCTAAGGTAAATATGTTAGTACAAAACATCATCAACCTAAAAGAGACAGATGTAGATGTACTGTTAGATATTTCTAATAGGATGTATGAGAAGAATAAGGTGTTAGAGCATTCAAAAATTGTTAAATAATTTCGTTATATAAATAGTTACTAATGTTACATCTTCTTAAAAATATAACAATGAAATCAAAGAAAGACTTTCTGATCAAATTCAAAGAGAGCAAAGGAATCATATCAACAGCTTGTGATGCAGCACAGATATCAAGAATGACATTCTACAGATGGAAGAAAGAAGATCCTGAGTTCGCAGATTTAGTATCAGAGATAGAGGAGGCTTCCATTGATTATGTAGAGAGTAAGCTTATAGAGAACATAGACAACAATAAAACCTCAGAGATCCTGTTCTACCTAAAGACAAAAGGTAAGAATAGAGGATATGTAGAAAGACAAGAAATACAGACAGATGGCTTCCCTGAAAAAATAGAAATAGAAGTTATCTCTAATGAGGATACAGACCAATAAGATATTCCATCACCTAAATAGTGATGCTAAGATCATAGCAGAGCAAGGAGGGACAAGATCAGGTAAGACCTATAATATCTTACTGTGGATCATCTTCCATTTCTGCACACAAAATAAAGGACAGGTCATTTCGATCTGTAGGAGGACATTCCCAAGTCTTAGAGCTACGGTAATGAGAGACTTCATAGACATACTCAAGAAGCATGATCTGTATAGTGAAGTTAACCACAATAAGACTAACTCAGAGTACAACCTAAATGGTAACCTGATAGAGTTCATTAGCATAGAGGATGGTCAGAAGATCAGAGGTAGGAAGAGAGATCTCTTATTTATCAATGAGGCTAATGAGATCAACTATGAACAATGGAATCAGCTTGTGTACCGTACCACAGGTAAGATCATCTTAGACTACAATCCATCGGATGAGTATCACTTCATATATGATAAGATCGTAACAAGAGAGGACTGTGATTTTCATGTAACCACATATAGAGATAATCCATTCTTAGAACAGAGCATAGTAGAAGAGATAGAGAGACTCAAGGATACAGATGAGGTCTATTGGAGAATCTATGGCTTAGGAGAGAGAGGAGTCAGTAGAGCTACAATCTTTCAGTTTACAGAATCTGAGATACCACAGGAGGCTGAGTTCTTGGCAGCAGGAATGGACTTTGGATACAGTAATGACAGTACTACCTATGTTAATGTGTACCGTTTAGGAGATAACCTATATGCAGAGGAGCTCCTGTATAGGACTAAGATGACTACATCAGATATCAACCAATTCCTTAGATCCATAGAGGTCAAGGGAATCATATATGGTGATAGTGCTGAGGTGAGGCTTATAGATGAGCTCAGAAGGATGGGACATCCAATCAGACCTACTATAAAAGGTCAGGACTCCATTAGAGCAGGGATAGATATACTGAAGAGGTATAAGCTCCACATCAAAGGAGATAACTTCATACAGGAGATGAGAAACTACAAATGGTCAGAGGATCGGACAGGCAAACTGACTAACACTCCTGTAGATAAAAACAATCACCTTATAGATGCTTTTAGGTATGGTACATTCAATGTACTGAGTAAGCCTAACTACGGTAAGTATGCTATCAGATAAAAAAATTCATGTCCATATTAGGATAATTAAAAAATGTTAATTACATTCGTATCAGATAAGTTTAATTAACACAATAAGACATGGCAAATTTTACTACTTACGAAAACTTAAATGAGCAGCAACTTCTTACTCAATGGCACATAGAGTGGGATAAGCATGAGGACTCTTATGTTAGCAAGAACACACAAGGATGTGTAGATGCATCTATAGTTCTTGAGAAGATCGAAGATGTATTGATGGATAAGTATCAGTACACAGGAGAGGATCTCCGTAATATGATGAAGATGAATAATCACTAAATCGGACAAGACATGATTAAGATAGAAGAATTTAAGTGTGAAGATACAGGTACTCCTTTAGTACTTGTAAGAAACTCAGAAGGGATCAATGTGATCATGAGTAAGGAAGAGTACAGAGTGATCAAGGCACAGAGAAGAGAGCGTTTCAGCTCTATGGTAACTTCTGTGATCGTAGCAGGAGCTCTACTGTACTTTGGTGGACATATTTTAGTATCTTTAATGGGCATAAACTAAGAGACATGAAGTATAAGGGATATAAGAATTTTGAGACCTATACTGTGATGACTAACTTCTTTGATATACTTATAGTAGAGGATAAGACCACAGGTGATGAGTGCTTAGAGATGATGCAGTGGAGATTAGATGTAGGAGAGCTCACAGACAATAAAGCGGATGAGTTCAAAGCTATTGCAGTAGAGCACTTCCTTGAGAAGGTAGATTGGGATGAGATCGCAGATCAGGTGAATGAGCATAGTGGCATAGAGAATGAGTGTGAGATGTGCGGAGCTCCAATAGATTATAATGAGACAACCTGTAGCAGTATATGCTTTCAGGCTTCAATGAGATAATGACTCCTTCATAATTGGTTATGTTTAGTTAATACATTCTGCTTTGAGTCATGGCAGAGAGAGAGGGCAGCTTTAGAGCTGCTCTTTTTTTTTGTATATTACTAAAACTCAATTAAAAATGCGTTATATAGGTATGGATGTGAATATTTATGTTCCTACAGATCTGAATGAGATCACTCTTGGTCAGTATCAGTCCTTTGTCAAGTTTCAGAGCACTACAGAGGATGAGGGTAGGATCGCACAGAAAATGTTAGAGATCTTCTGTGGTCTAAAGACTACTGAGGCTATCAAAGTGCGTTATAAGGATGCTAATGCTATCATAGAGATCCTGATAGATCTAATGAATGGTAAACCATCTCTGATCAGAAGATTCAAGATGAAAGGTAAGGAGTATGGCTTCATACCTAATCTTGATGAGATGAGCTTAGGTGAGTATGTAGATCTTGATACATTTATAGGAGACACAGATAATCTCCATAGAGCTATGGCAGTACTATTTAGACCTGTACAGAATAAGTACGGAAGTCAGTACAATATAGAGGACTATACAGGTGAAGGATCAGAGCTCATGAAGGATATGCCTTTAGATGTAGCATTTGGAGCCATGCTTTTTTTTTATCGTTTAGGGATGGACTTATCAGAAGCTATGATGAACTATTTGCAGGAGGAGGAACAGAGCAGCTTGATTCAGCATCTATCTTCGGAAAGAAATGGGGATGGTATCAATCAATTTACCAACTTGCTCAAGGAGATATTACAAGATTTGAAGATATCACTAAACTAAACCTACATAAGTGTCTAATGCTATTAGCATTCATGAAGGATAAGTCAGAATTAGAACAGAAAGAAATAAACAGAAAAACAAATGGCAAATACAGGGATTAGAGGATTCTACCTACTAACTGATAAGATCAAAGAGGAGCTACAGTCTGATGACAATGTGAATACTGTAACCTATGGAGATATCACTCAGGTGGATCTTGATAAGCAGACCATATTCCCTTTATCTCACATGATCGTAAACAATGTCTCTTCAGGAGAGAATACACTAACATTCAATATAAGCATCTTAGCGATGGATGTAGTGGACTTTTCTAAAGATGAGGCATCTGACACCTTTGTAGGTAATAACAATGAGCAGGATGTCTTTAATACGCAATTAGCAGTACTTAATAAGCTGATCCAAAAGCTACGGATAGGATCTCTCTACAGAGATATGTATCAGGTAGTAGGAGAGGTGAGTATAGAGCCTTTTAGAGATCGCTTTGAGAATGAGTTAGCAGGATGGACTGCAACCTTTGATATAGTAATCCAAAATGATGTAGATGTCTGCTGAGTATAAAAAGACACAGGAGGCACTCAATAAGTTTGCTAAGTATGTGATCCAACAGTCAAGATCTAACCTTACTAAGCAAAAGAAGAATGTATCTGCAGGATTATACAACTCTCTTGATTACGATCTGAGAGTACATCCTAATTCATTCAGCTTAGAGTTCATATTAGCAGATTATGCTGCATTTGTGGATAAAGGGGTACATGGTAAGAAGAGCTCATACAGAGAGAGCATGAATAGTCCCTTCAGATATAGAATGAAGAGACCTCCTATGCAACCATTAGCAGATTGGGCAAAAGCAAAGAACATAAGACTGAGAGATGAGAAAGGGAGATTCAAAAGAGGTAACTATAGATCCATCGGATTTGTATTACAGAAGAGCATTTATGAGAAGGGTATCAAAGCATCTATGTTCTTCACTAAACCATTTGAGAAAGCATTTGAGAATTTACCACAGGAGGTGATTGAAGCCTTCGGATTAGATATAGAGGACTTTTTAGAATTTACAACAAAATGAGCACAAAGATCAATGTAAGGAGTCCATATTTCGTAACTGTACAGGATAGCAATCTTGCTGCAGTAGAGTTTGATCTACGGATATGGAATGGAGATATAACAAGTGGCAGACCAAGTACTGCTACCTACTCATTCACTAAGAATACAGTAGGGACTAATGACTATATCATGTTTGAGATAGCAGA